AGTATATTCTCAAGAGCAGTTAAATAATTTATCCAAATCTCACATAGGATTAGTAAGTGGAATGAAAGGTAAAACTCATTCACAAACATCTAAAGCTTTGATATCTTTAAGAAATAAAGAAAGATCAGAAAGAGGATGGAGCAATCCAAGAAAGAAGAGGGTTTACAAATACACTAGCGACAATCTACTTGTTAACCAGTATTCATCGTTGAACGATGCTGCCAAGCAAGAGAGTGTTTCTCCTACAAGTATAGGAGAGTGGTGCAGAAAAGAAAAGAAACCAAGAAACGGTTTCATATATTCTTATTCTGAATTAAACTAGAGTTTTAACCTTAAAATATAATTAAAATGAGCACAAGTAGAAAAGATTTAAAAGGGTACATTAGGTTTGATGGAAGTGGAAGAATTGTTCCAGGAAGTCTAGTTCTTAGAAGAAAGAAACCAAGAGTTGGTAATTGGCTTGAAGTGCCTGCCTACGAATGTTGCAACCCTACCACCACTACTACCACTACAGCAGCACCCTAATAATCAACAACTATGGCACTAAAATCACTTTTTCCTGAGGAGATGATTAAGTCTTCTCCTCAAGAAATGTCTCTGGAAGCAATTGCTAGCAAGCTTACGTATTTTCATGAGCAGCTACACTTATTGCATTGGCAGACAAGCAGTTATGCAGAACACCAAGCTCTTGGAGGATTGTACGATTATGTACATGATTTTAAAGATGGTGTTATAGAGAAGCTTATGGGATATACAGGAAGAAGACCTGGAACAGTTAAGATGGAACAATTGACAAGCTCTACACCAGATGCTGTTGTCAGTGAACTTCTTGGATTCTCTTCTAGTTTAAAGAGCTATGCTGAGAACAATTCCTACCACGACATAGCAAATCTGGCTGATGCACTATCTGGCGAAGCGGCAAAGGTACGTTATCTATTGACACTTAGTTAATTATGACAGCTAAACAAGCAATCGATATTGTCATTGGTAATAATTATACAACTGAGGAACTTAATTCTAAATGTGGTGTATATATTATAACTATTAACAATAAACATTATGTAGGGAGTTGTAAATTACTAATTAACAAGACTTCTAGAGACGGTTTTCATTATAGATTGTACGCTCACTTGTATAAACTTTTAAAGGGAAAACATCATTCTCTAAAACTACAAAATGCTTTTAACAAACATGGCGTAACCAGTATAGAGTTTGATATTATCGATGAGTGTCCTACAGAACTCACAACAGAAATTGAGCAGTATTGGTTAAATATTTTAGATACATTTAGAAAAGGTTACAATAGTTGTCCGTTGGCAAAAAGTAATTTTGGATTTAAATGGTCTAAAGAAAGTCGTGAAAAACTTTCTGCATCTAAGAAAGGTAATATTCCTTGGAATAAAGGAATTAAAACATTTTCACCTTCTGAAGAAACTAGAAAAAAATTAAGCAGTGCTACTAAAGGAAGATTGAAAGGACCTATGTCTGAAAAACAGAAAGAAGATATAAGACAAACTCTTTTGAAGAGAAATGCTGAATTAAGAAACTTACTTACACTGAGCTAATGCAAATTAACACAAGATTCTTTCCTAAGGTGTTGCCAGATAATGAAATAGCTTATCTGGCACATCTAGAGGGAATAATAGAATCAGTTGATGAGTTGTGTACATTGGAAGTGACAAGAAATCCTAATTCTCTACATTTCAGATTAGCACCATCCGTACCCATGTACAACGACATGCTTCTAGAGGAGATATTAAAATTCCACAATCTCTTACACATAAAGCTCAATTTGAGCAAGTCGATTAAGAGTTCTGCAACAATTGTTTTTGAAATAGAATTACCAAAATAAATTTGGTAAATTCATTTTAATTTATTACATTCGCCCCTAAAACCAAAAATTAAATATATGGAAAAGAAGACATTTGATCCAAATAAAGCTTATAAATGGGCTCCTACAGATGAGTTTAAATTGACAGGATCTGAGTTTGGATTGTTGCTTAATTCAATGAGAGCTGTTCTTGGCACAGAAGAAGCACAACGCATTCTTCTTGTTAACGAAGGAAACAAAGTGGTGGAGAATATTCTTGCCAGAGCTGTTGAAAGCGGAATAGCAGAAGAAACAGAACAAAAAGACAATAGTTCCTTATGAAACAAATGATTAAACGTAAAGCTCCTAGTAAAGCTATGTTGGCTCAGGAGAAAATGATCAAAGCTAAAGGAAAATGATACTAGCTATTAGTAATGAAAGTAAACAGAAATACTTCTCTGAGAAGCAAAAAGGGGGAGTTATTTACAAGATTACTAATGAAGTTGATGGTAAGTTCTATATAGGAAGTACAAATAATCTAATTAAAAGGTACTATACCCATATAAATCATATAAGAACTGGTAAGAACACTTGTGTAAAACTAGTCAGAGCAGTTAATAAACATGGAGAAGAGAACTTTAAGTTTGAAATTGTTTGTGAATGTGCTACTGACGACATTCTTAAGACTGAACAAGAATATATAGACAGCTTAAAGCCACATTATAATGTTGCTAAGATTGCTGGAAGTAATCTTGGAATAAAGAGAACAGAGGAAGTGAAATTCAAAAAGTCAGTTTCTCAAAAGGAAAACTGGAAAGATGAATCTTATAGGACTAAACACCTAGATAACTTATCAAAGAATTGGAAAAGTGGATCTTCTCATAAAATGGCTAAACTTACGGAAGAACAAGTGATTGAGATTAAAAAAGAACTTACAAACGGTCTTCTTCCTAAACAGGTGGCAGACAAACTTGAACTGAGCTATCACTCTATAAAAGACATACATAGAGGAAAAACTTGGAAAACTATACTAATATGAAAAAGAAATTGAATAAGTTAGGAGTAGAGAACTCTCTATGGAATAACATTCGTGCCAATAAAGGAAGTGGAAAGAAGCCAAATTCGGCAATGCTCAAGCAAGAAAAGAAGATTAAAGCTAAAGGTAAATAACCATGCCTAGAATTCCTAAAACCAAAGTGTACAATCCACAGAAAGCAGAAGCTTATGTTGGTAAGGGAGTTCTTAAACGTGGTGGTAACATCACTCCTGTTCCTGATGGTCCTCTTGTTAAAAAGAAAGGACAATTTAAAGGAAGTACATTAAAGAGTGGTGGTAAGGTGACAGTAAATGCTGGTGGTGAGAAGCACGTAGTTTATAAATCTAAGAAAAATAGTAGTAAGGCTACCAAAGGAGACATAATTGTAAACCATCCTACCAAAGACAAGGGTAAATGGGACACCATCAACCTCACAAAAATTGGTAGAGCTAAGACAGTTAAACAAGGCGTTGCTTCTACAAAGAAATGGCACAAGGACAATCCTGATTATAAATACAAAGGTAAAAAGAAATAACTATGGCAAAGGCAAAGAAAGCTCAAGTTGGCATTAGTGCCACACCATCTTTGAGGAAAGGTCAATATAAAAGACTTGGTAGAATCTCAGATAAGAATCCTGAAAGAGCAGAACGTGTTGCTAACAGAATGATTGAAAGAGACACACGTTTAGAGCGTGGTAAGGCTTTTGTAAAAGGTCTTACAAGCAAAATGCAAGCTGGTGGTGTTGTTAAAAAAGCACAAGCAGGGAAAAGTGTAAGTAAAAAAGAAGCTCCTAAAATGAATTTTAAAAGCTCTGATAATTGGGCTGATAATTATTCATTAGATACAACTGGATTATCAAAAGGAAGCTCTAACTATTATCCTTATAAAAGAAGTAATGGAACAAAGGGTGTAGTTACTAAAGGTGAAGCAAAAAAACTGGTTGATGAAGTTAAAAGCGGAAAGTTAAAAAAATCGGAGTGGTTTAAGTCTGGTGGCAAACTCTCTAAAAAGAAATAATCATGGCTAGAACAAACTGGGAATCTGTATACAATACAGAAATCATTACAAGGGGAGAACATAATGGAAAATTCTCTTTGGAAGAGTTCTTAAGCTTCTCCACCAAAACTAAAAGAGAAATTGTTAAGAAGTACAAAACTGTAAGTCTTTTAACATCCTTCAGAAATGAAGATAAGGATGACTTATTTGTTCCTGCTTGCAATGAAAACTCTTGTGAAACTATCATTGAATTTTTAAAAAGCTAAATAATGGCAAAGATAAACAAAGCTAAAAACATCTCTGCAGGTGTTGGTGACAAAGGTAAGAAAGCCCCTATGGTTGATCCTAAAGGTGCTTGGACTAAGATTCAAAAACGTACGCTTGCTGCTAAGAGTAAGAGTAAGTCTAAAAAGAAATAACCATGGCTACTGTAAAGAAAGTTAAGAAAGCTCAAGATGGTAGAGAAGTTATAAAAGGTTCTAGACCAGGAATAGGTGTATTTAGAACAGAAAAAGAAAGAACAACTGTTGGTGGTGTTGCAAAACCTTATAAGTATAAGAGAGAATCAATTGACACTACAGGATATTCTAAAGGAAAATCTAGTTATGAATTGAAAACCGAAGAGGGAGAAGGTGACAAAACTGGATCTAAAGCTACAAGTAGTAAATCTAAAACTGTACCTAGAAAAGAAGTTTCTTCTACATTAAAGTCTTTAGGTAAAGCTAAAGACGGTAAATGGATACAGAAGGCTATTAAGAAGCCTGGTGCCCTACGCTCATCTCTTGGTGTTAAAAAGAGAGAAAAGATTCCTGCTGGTAAACTTGCAGCTGCTGCTAAGAAGCCTGGTAAAATGGGTCAAAGAGCACGTCTTGCTCAGACTCTCAAGAAGATGAAGAAGAAGTGATAATATTCGAACCATCCAACCGTGTAGAGGTGACAACACCAAAAGGTGATGGTATCATTTGGTTAGTTACAGACTACGGACATGAATCTGATACAATATATACAGTGATTATAAATACCACTGGTGAAATGTGGCAGTTCAGGCATAAAGACATTATTGTAAAGAACAATATAACCTTTGGAAGACATGGCTACAGTTAAAAAATCAGCAGCATGGCAACGTAAAGAAGGAAAGAATCCTTCTGGAGGTCTCAATGCTAAAGGTGTTGCTTCGTATAGAAGAGAAAATCCTGGGTCTAAACTTAAGATGGCAGTAACTACTCCTCCATCTAAATTGAAAAAAGGTAGTAAATCTGCAAAAAGAAGAAAAAGTTTTTGTGCGAGGATGTCAGGAGTTAAGGGTCCTATGAAGAAACCAAATGGTAAACCTACAAGAAAAGCTCTTGCGCTTCGCAAATGGAATTGCTAATCAATTAAATTAAACATAATGGCAAAAGTTAAAAAAGCCCAAACTGGCAAGAACGTTCCTAAAGGAATGGTAGAAAGTGAAAT